TAAATCTGGTGATTTTATTATTCACAAAACTCGTCACACATTCTCTGGAACTCAACATACTGTTTCAATGAACGTTTGTAAATTAGAGAGACTTCCGTAATGAGACCTATTTTATCAGAATACTACGGTGATAATACACGATGGTTTGTTGCAACTGTTGTGGATGCGTCTCCACCTTATGGATATGAGGGTAGGGTTAAGATTAGAGTTCACGGACTACATACTGATTCTACCAGATTGATTCCTCAAGCGGACTTACCTTGGGCACAATGTATGCTACCAACAACCGAAGGTGGAGTATCTGGTATTGGTAGAATGCCTCAGATTCAATCTAATGCATTGGTCTTCGGTATGTTTATGGACGGTATGAACTCACAAACTCCTATTGTTTTTGGGACACTTCCTCACGTGGAATTACCCACTAGTGTGCAGTTAGGTCAACCAGAAGAAGATGTCGGAGAAGATAACAAACCAGAAAACTTATGGGAAAAAGTAATAGATGCAGTAAAACCTAAAGACGCAGATATTCAAAACAATAACTCTGGTAATGTTAATAATCTAGTAAAATTATCTAGGGAAAAGACTGCGGTCAAATTCTTTTTGAATCTTGGATATACCGTAAAACAATCTATTGGTCTTTCTTCTGCATTAACATTATCCTCTGGTCAAAGAACTGGAGTCAATAGACAATCAAGAGGTCTTGCAGATTTCTCTAGAGAGAGATATACTGACCTACAAAACTTCTCTAATAACTATCAACAATATATGACTCAATTAGCATTTATTGCCTATGAATTAAATGGAACAAAGACTGGTGCTAATATTAGATTACTACAATCAGATAAGTTAGAAGGTAAGAATAGTGTATGTGAGATTATTTGTAAATATTATCTTGATAAATCAGATAGTAAGTTCATCAAGCAAGTAGAACTTCAAGCTAGAAGAATGACGGACAGGATAGTATAATGCCATTAAAGAAAGAAGATTTAAATACTGTACTGAAAGCAGAATCAAGAAAGTTAGAATCTCAAACTAAACTAATTGAATCAGAAGTAAAATCTGTAGAAGAAACCTTTGTAAAGACTACCAGTAAGATTGGTGCGGTTGATGGTGAAGTCTTGGGTGGTGTTAAGAGTTTGGGTGAAGCAGGTATCTCACCTAACGAAGTTTTAAAAGACGGTCTTGGTCAACTTACAGATAAATTGCCTGGCGTAGGTGGAAAAGCAAATCCTTCGTCTGCATTAGCTTCTCTTGCAGGATTACCTGCAATGACCCAAGCAGGTGGAGATAAGGCAAGTGCGGCGATGGCAGCAGTTGGTGGAGGAACACCAGAAGATATTCAATCCGCAGTAGAAAAAGTAGAATCTATTTCTGGTGAGTCAATGTCTGACATATCTACCTTTACAGCAACTATCGCTGATGCAGGAGAACTATCGTCAATTACTGCCGCTCTACCGAATCTTGAAATTCCTAAGATTGATGACATTGTAAAAGACATTACTCCTGTATCAAGTCTTAGTGGAAAACTAGAAGACGTAAAAGACGCAGTATCAGACGCAACTGGTATCGGTGGACTGACCGCAAAACTAGATGACCCAAAGAATTCATTATCTAAGTTTGGTAATGTTGGTGATGTAGCAAAAACAGTATTCAATGATGTCACCTCTGCTGTTAACAAATTAGAAGCAGACGTAAACAATTTTGTATCAGATTTTAATACTAGAACAGAAACAGGACTTAGTGGAGTATTACAAAACATTGCAGAAAAGTTAACAGGTAGTGCAGGTGCATTTATTCAGACTCTTGTGCCTGGCGGCATTTCTGCAACCGAAAGAGAAAGACAAGCAATCCTTGCTCAATTTGCAACAGACGACCCTGTTGAAAAAACTAAAGCAGTAAAGACTCTGGTAACTAAATCAGAGAATGTATCAGAGAGAATGAAAGGTGTTGTTGAAAAGGTACAGGAAGAAAAGAAACCAACAACTCCAACAAAATTAAATGACGCAGTTGTAAATGAAGCAAAAAAACAAGGTGTACCTGAAGCAGAAATAGAAGTATGCACCAACGAGATTATAATTATTGATAATGGTCTTGCTAAACTTGATACTACTATTGGTGGAAGTGTTGTAGTAGACTCAGAGTTATTTGATGAAGGTATTCCTGTTGACGCAAATAACCAGAGATGGAAAGGACGTAATAGTGAAGATGATGTGTTTACTTACGTTGCGTCTGTAGAAGAACTTGACGCTGAATTTGCAGGTATTAAAAGAGATGTCACCGAAGTTGTTGTTCACGCAACAGAAACATATACTAATAAAAACATTGGTGCAATAGAGATAAATAATATTCACAATGCATTAGGACACGATGGTATTGGATATCATTATGTTATTAGACGTGATGGTAGATTGCAACGTGGTAGACCTGTTAACCGTAAAGGTGAACACGCTGTAGTAAATGGTCACAATGTATATTCTATTGGTCTTGTACTGGTCGGTGGATTAAATGTTGCGTCTGGTGATGATAATCCTACAGATTATCGTTCCTCTCAATCATTTACACGTGAACAGTTTACGACCTTAGAAAAGTTTCTTAGGTCATTCTATCGTAAATACTCAGGCGGTCAAGTGTTTGGTCATAACGATATTGATGAATCTGAACTTGACCCATATTTTGATGTAGTAGATTATGTGGAATCAGTATTCAGAAAAAGTAATATTACGACTGACCCTGCAAACAGTTCACCATTGAGTCCTGCGGAGATAAATCTTGACAACTAAAAAAGACAATTTTGATTTAAGAGTTGCCAAACTCGGTGAGGGTAATGAAGAAACTCTGGGGGTTACTTATGATGGAATGCAAGACCCTACAGGAGAATACCCAAAGAGAGAATATAACTTTGGTTCTTCAATCAATAAATCTGCTCGTGGACTAAAGACTAATGACCTCTATGTTGGAGGTGGTGACTTTGGTGTATCTCTTAATATTGAACAACAAAGACCTTCTGAATATCCATTTAACCAAGTACAAGAAACTATATCTGGTCACGTTGTAGAATATGATGACACCCCAGGCGGTGAACGTGTTCTCATCAAACACCGAAAAGGTGCAGGTGTGGAAATGCGAGCGGACGGTTCTGTTGTTATTTCTGCGGTCAATAATAAAGTAGAAGTAACTGGAGGAGACCAAACAGTTATTGTTGAAGGTCACGGTAATCTAGTTTATAATGGTAATCTTAATCTTAAAGTAACAGGTGATTACAATATTGACGTTGGTGGTAATATGAATCTCAACGTTGCAGGTAATAAAGTAGAAGCGATTGAACATAATCATAAGACTACTGTTACAGGTAATTCATTATATACAACCAAAGGAAGTAGAACAACTAAGACTGTCGGAACTTATAGTGAGATTGGTCTAAAAGATTATAACCTATTTGTTAAAAAGAATCAAACTAATTATATTGAAGGTAATGTTGAACTTGCGTCTGAAGGTAATATCTTTATGTCTGGAAAGGAATCCTTTGCAGTATCTTCAAAGAATACCAATATCTCTGGTGCAAAGTATGTATCAGTATTAGGACAGAAAGGTGCAATCGGTGGTAAGAAGGTTGACTTTACTGGTAATGTATTCCAAGGTGGATTAGGTGCAGTCGCAGAATCTTCTGGTGCAATCTTCCACGGAACATTTAAAGGTATTGCAGACGAAGCACTTCGTTCCTATAATGCAAACGTAGCAGGGTTTGCCGAAGTATCTGACCTTACACACTCTCAGTCATATGGAGAAGCACTTACTTCTGGAAGTACTGTTGGTGATACACACGACCCTGCAATTAAAGAACAAGCAACAATTACTGGTGAAGACCCAATCACACCACTCATTGTAGTTTCGCATACAACAGCTGGTTCATATGCAATCAAGAATGTTGTGGTTGATGCAGGTGATACTCTGAAGAGTAGAATCATATTGACCGATGATTATAAAGACGTATTTGATAAGATTCCGACAACCCAAGAGATTCGTTCTGCATTCCGTAATTCAAGTTCTCGTGATGCGGTTGGTAGTATTCTTGTTTCTGAAGAAAGACTAAATCCAGATTATAAAACAAAAACACCTCCTGCAATCGGTAGGACTGCAAAGAAATCTCCGTCATCTAGATTTGGATTTGAACCGATTGGTAATGCGATTGAGAATAGAGGTAAGAGGTTTACACCGTGATAATATTAGTTGACCCAGTATATAATCCAGAATTCCAGAGTGAGATTAACTCTGCAACCAAACTTGCCCCAGGCGTAACTATTGCAAAGTTTCTGGGTGCATATGGTGATAGAACATCATTCAATCACGTAACCAGTAATGATAAAAGAAAACAGATTGCTCGTAATCTGTATCTTCCAAGCAGAAGCAATGCGAATCATTAATGGTAATACCGAAAACTTTAATGATATCCGATTGATTGTATCTGAAGGTATCTACGACCTAAAAGACGTTGACAAAGGTAATAACCTTATGGAAGCAAAGAGTGATGGTCGTTTAGTATTCTATCAAGTTGTAGATAGAGAAGGTAAGATTGATTTAGAAAGAACGTTTGATGTCGCAGAATACTGGAAAGACTATATTAACTTTGAAACATTGTATCTAGATTATGATACCTTTAATGTAGACAAAAGTGTTACTGGACAAATAGGATTAGAGTTTAAGAACGCACCTGCAACTTTCGATATGAACTTTAGTAAAAATGTAGAGACTTGGTTTAATAATTCCTTGATGAGTGCAAAGGAATTAGTAGAAATTAAAGAAAGCGACTAAAAAAGGTTATAAATAGAGTTATGGCATTAAGAAGAGCATTTGCACAAGAAGATACTAATCTCCAAACTGCGTCCATAGCGACCACAAGAGAGAGACAGTATACCGATATAGACCTAGCGTTTAAGGTTAAACCTTCTAGTGGAGAACTCTACAAGAAGACTGACGCAGCTGCGGTTAAACAATCGGTTAAGACACTAGTAATGACAAATTTACTAGAGAAACCGTTTCGTCCTAGATTCGGTGGTAATGTTAGGGCACAATTATTTGAACTAGCAGACCGTGGTAAATCTTCAGTCCTAAAAAGAAATATAATAGACAACATTCAAGTATTTGAACCTAGAGCAAAAGTTTTGGATGTTGTAGTAAACGTACAACCAGATTCTCATAGTTTAGATGTAACTATTAGATTTAAAGTAGTAAATACAGAAGAAGAAGTAGAATTCTCAACTACACTAGCAAGGTTAAGATAAAATGGCAACAACAATTAAATCAACCTCATTAGATTTTGACGCAATCAAAAACAATCTAAAAACATTTCTTGCAGAAAAAGAAGAGTTTGCAGATTATAATTTTGAAGCGTCTGGTCTATCTAATATTCTAGATGTTCTTGCATATAATACCCACTATAATGGACTTACCGCAAACTTTGCCTTGAATGA